CAAAAGGAAGTGGATAAGAGTAGAAACAATAATGACTCTAAAGGTTCTCACAAAAGCGTGTAATCTCAGCGTTTTATTTTAATGGAGCCACCGGTAAAAAACATTAGGGACAATAGTCCCTTTTTTTATGCAAAAACTTTCCTATTATTGAATCATGATTATAGGAATTTACAACTACATCCATAAATATGATTTTTCCAACATCAAAGGAATTATTCATGTTGGGGCTCACAATGGGGGGGAATATGACGAATACCAAACCACTTTTAAAAAAGACATCACCATTCATTGGTTTGAACCTCAAAAAATTGTTTTCTCAGAACTTATCAATAGACTTGGTGATAAACCTAACAATTACTTTTACAATTATGGCTTAGGATCCCAAGAAGAGATCAAACAAATTTGGACTGAAAATGAAAATAAGGGTGAAAGTGCTTCTTTTAATAAACCAAAAGATCATATAGATTTATACCCAAATATTAATTTCTATCCTTCTGATTTTTTAGAGATAAAAACTTTAGACAGTTTTGACATTTCAGATTCGAATGTTCTAGTTTTAGATGTACAAGGGTTCGAAATGGAAGTTCTCAAAGGGTCTGTAGAAACACTGAAAAAAATTGACCATCTTTTTTGTGAAATAAACTCTCTTGAGATGTATGAGGGGTGCCCATCATTATCACAACTATGTGAATTTTTATCACAACATGGTTTTACTCTTAGAGAGGACTGGTGGACAGATGGAAGTTGGGGTGATGGATATTGGTCTAAATAAAAAAACCCCATCCGAAGATGAGGTTTAGTTGGTGGAGGCGGAGGGACTCGAACCCTCGTCCAGCCTATCCTGTCAGATAAGGACTACATGTTTAGGTTAAGGTTTTTCATACCTTCCAAAATATTTGGTTCCTATTTTGACATTGTCACCAAAAACTGTGTCGAGTTCACTTTTGTTACGGTAGCCCTCTGAACGAGACCGTTGTTTCCTTTTAGAGCGAAAACCAACTCATCTACGACTTCTGTTGCTAGGTTATCTGTTTGATCGACCCCCCGTTTCCGTATCTTATTAAGCTACAGTAACTTCAGAACCTCTTAGTAAACCAAGAGTTTCCATTTTGTTTAGCACATTGCCAGTTGTTTTCTAAGTCAGTTTTTAAAGAGATTAACTTAGTCCCTACATGCCCTTAATCCTCAGCCAATACCTGTCAAATCCAAAAACGCCCCCATATGTCAAATAACTTGTGATACAAATATAATACAAAGATTTGTATTATTCAATATATTTATAAATATATGAAAAAAAGACTTCTTATAGAACAAGATATAAACGAACTTGAAGATTTTAGAAAAATTCTACTTTTAAATAAAAAAAAGTTAGATCATAATGATGTTGTTTTTTACAATTCTGAAGGTGAAGATTTCAGTGATATAGTTGAAGTAACTCCCCATGGTCTATTGTTTCATTTTGATGATTTAGAAGAATTTTTAAAGTTTTTCTTTCAAGAAACATATCAAGAAGGTACTGACGGTGAGTGGGATGCTGGAAATTACGATAGAATGTATTATGGTCAGTGGGACTTTTATAGTGAGTGTCAAGATAGAGCATACGATGATTGGAGTGAAGGATATCAATTAGGTTATTTTTGTGAACCTGCAATGTTAAAACTAAAACAACTTGCCGAGTTTTTAGAACCATCTACAAGTAAAGATTTTATACGAAGAAATAACGGTCGTATGACTTATGATGGTGGAGGTGATCTACCAACAATATTAGACAAATTTTTTCCTGAACTTGGTGATAAAATTGACGAAATCGTTTGTATGGGAAAAGATCGTGCGGTTTCTAGTGGGGCTCAAGAATTGATAGAAAATACTTATTGTGATGGTCTAAAACAATTTGGTATTGAAAATTGGGGTAAGAGTAAATTTACAAGCTGTTTTAAAACCTACTTTATAACTTGGGGAAATCTTGTTCAGTTATATATTGACAGAGGTGATTTTGATGAAAATGTATTGGATTTATTATTTAGTACATTAGAGAGGGGTTTTAATAATCACCCACCTGAGTATTACGAAATTGAATACAATGTTTGGGATAATGAAATTTTTGAATCTGAAACTTGTCAAAAACTTGAAGATCTTATGGATGAGTATATTGAAAGGGCTCACGAAGAAATTAACTCAGATTACATGGAGATAATGAGAAGACTTGGAGAATTAAAATTATTTGAGTATAAACAATTACCTGATAAAAAGCATTTTCTAAAAGTTGAGAAAGTTGATCCAGAAACTTTAAAAGTGACATTTAGAGTTGGAACCTCACGACAAAATTGGAACTCTAAAATGGGTGTTTCTGATGTTGATAGTGTGATTGCAATGGCAACTCAACCAGGTTTGTTTGACCCGACTGAGTATAGAATTAGTTAATATTTGTCTAAAGAGTAACGGTTTTTTAAAATCTCATATAATTTATACCCATCCTCATCGTCAATAAAGAATCTGTTTTCGTCATAGAAATCAAGTATTATAATCCCATCTTTATCTTCAATCACATCAATTGATGTTAGTTGGTGAACCTCATCGTAAAATGGATTCTCATCCTCAAAATCGAAAAAAGTGGTTGTTGTGGTCAATGGTTTAGGTTCCTGTTTAAATTCATATTTTTTTAAACCTAACTTCTCAACCATATTTTTCCCTGCAAGAATTGCTCTTTCTACATCAGAAATACAAACAAACTCATTTGATGTGTGCATGTTGTAATACCCACATGACATGTTTATACAAGATAAATCTGATTTTTGTTTCATAATCATAATATCTGTATATGGATGGGATTGAACTAACATTTCATTTTGAAACCCTTCTGAAATTGCGTTATATGCAATTTTATAAAAATCAGAATCAATATCAAACAATACGGTTCCCATGCAACTATAAGAAATCAAGTGATCACCAGGTGCGTCGTACTGAGTAACATAACCAACATCGTTCAAAAAGTCCGTATTTAACATTTTTGACCCATTGCAACCTGTTTCTTCTGACACAAAAAGAGCAATTTTAACTTTATCTAATTGACGAAGTAATTCTAAACAGATGTAAATACCACATTTATCGTCACCGCCAATACCCGTTGGTTTATCATTTTTGTCGTACGCTTTGAGACATAATACTTGATCATTACCAAAGTCTTTTCCGAATGTGTAAGGTCTGAGAAGATATTCTTCTTTGACTATAATTTCATCAACTATGTTATGAACCGTATCGGTATGGGATATAAACATCGGGTAATATTCTCCTTCGTCGAGAATTCCTTTTGTTACATAGATGTTTTTATGTTCATCACAAACAACCTCTATACCTTTGATATTAGAAAGTTCATCAAGAAGATAATCAACCATTCTATCTTCTTGATAAGTCTTAGATGGTACGGAAAGTAGTTCCTTAAATTTATTTAGATTCATTTCAAATTGTTTCTACAAAGATAGTTTAAAAAATGTTGATAAAAAAATTAATCTTTCTTTTTTCTTGTTTTTTTGACTTTTTCTTCTTTATTAGAAACTACGACTTCATCATTTTCAACTTTGATGACATACTCTTTATTTTCTTCAATCTCCATCATTAAGATTTTTTCTGAAATAAGGTCTTCGATTTTGTCTTGGATTGCTCTTTTGATTGGTCGAGCCCCAAATGTTTCATCGAATCCTACTTTGGAGATGTAATCAATAAGTTCCTGTTCGTAGGTGAATACATAATGTTTTTCCAAAACTCGGTTCAACAACTTGTCAACCTCGAGTTTGGTAATACTATCGATGTGTAACTTTTCTAAAGAATTGAAAATAATAACATCATCAATACGATTTAAGAATTCAGGTGCAAAAAACTTCTTCAACTCTTTTTTCAAAACCTCTTGTTTTTCCTCTTCCATCACAACTTCACTTTTAGTTGTTTTGAAGCCAACGCCTGTCCCAAAGTCCTGTAGTCTTTTCACTCCAATATTTGAAGTCATAATGATCAAACAGTTTTTAAAGTTAATTTTACGACCTAATGAATCTGTAATATGACCATCATCTAATAACTGTAGTAGTGTAGAAAAAATATCTTTATGTGCCTTTTCAATCTCATCGAATAATACAACAGCATAAGGTTTATTTTTTACTTGTTCAGTCAATTGACCTCCTTCATCATGACCAACATACCCTGGAGGTGAACCAATCAAACGAGAAATTGTGTGTTTTTCTTGATATTCACTCATGTCCACACGAATCATATTATCTTCACTACCAAAGATTTCTTTAGCCAATTGTTTTGCTAAATATGTTTTACCAACACCTGTAGATCCCAAAAAGATGAACGAACCAATTGGTTTGTTTGGATCTTTGATCCCCATTCTGTTTCTACGAATAGCTTTTGAAATTTTATTTACGGCTTGTTCCTGTCCTATCACTTTTGAATTCAAATTATCATTTAAACTGATAAGACTATTTCTCTCATCAACATTAATATTTGAAATTGGAATTTTTGTCATATTAGAAACAACTTCATAAATTACTTCTTCAGGAATTGTTCTTTTGCTACTACGCAAATGTTCCTCAAATTTTTTCTTTTCCTCTTCCAATTTTGCAAGAACACTTCTTTCACGATCACGAAGTTCTGCCGCTTGTTCATAATCTTGTCTTTTAATTACATCAAGTTTTTCTTGTTTGATTTTATTAGCTTCTTCTTTTAAATCTTCAATTTCCTGTGGGAGTTTAATGTCAATTTGCATTCTTGCACCAACCTCATCTAATATATCAAAAGCTTTGTCAGGGAATTCACGATCAGTAATATAACGATCCGCCAGCTCAACAAAAGTTTTCAAAGTGTTGTCATCATAAGTTACTTTGTGATGATCCTCGTACTTGGATTTACTTAATTTGAGAATTTCGAATGTTTCATCTTTTGTTGCAGGATCAACAACAACTTTTTGGAACCTTCTTTCAAGAGCCCCATCTTTTTCAAAATTTGTACGGTATTCATCTAATGTAGTTGCTCCGATACACTGAATTTCACCTCGAGAAAGTGCTGGTTTGAAAATATTCGACGCATCTAAAGATCCTGAACTGTTACCGGCACCTACAATAGTGTGTATCTCATCGATAAATAAAATGATGTTCGGGGCTGCTTGAAGTTCCTCAATTATAACTTTCATTCGTTCTTCAAACTGACCACGATATTTAGTTCCCGCAACTAATGAATTCATCTCTAATGAAACGATTCTTTTGTCCATTAAATTTTTGGGACATTCACCATTATGAATCATCATTGCAAGTCCCTCTACAATTGCGGTCTTACCAGCGCCAGGTTCACCGATAATAATAGGGTTATTTTTCTTTCTTCTTGAAAGGATCTGAGCAATCCTTAATATTTCTTTTTTTCTCCCAATAACAGGGTCTAATTTACCCTCTTGTGCGAGTTTGTTTAAATCCTTACTGAAATTATCTAATACAGGAGTTCCACTATCACTTTTCTTCTTTACTTTATCGTTATTTTCATCCATAAATTCTAACATACTTTTCTTTTTACAAATATTAATCATAAGAAAATAAAAAGTCCATTTTTGACAAAATGACAAAATACTTCTTGACTATATGACAAATTGTCAGTATTTTTGAAATGGCACAAAATTCGGGAAAAACAAACCAAAATAAAAAATAAAAACAAAATGAAATAAAACTATGGGAAAAATTATTGGAATTGACTTAGGTACAACTAACTCATGTGTTGCAGTGATGGAGGGTAAAGAACCAGTTGTAATTGCTAACAGTGAAGGAAAAAGAACTACACCATCAATTGTTGGGTTCATAAAAGATGGTGAAAGAAAAATCGGAGATCCTGCCAAAAGACAGGCGGTTACAAACCCTGACAAAACTATCTACTCAATTAAAAGATTTATGGGAAGCTCTTTCGATGAGGTTAAAAACGAAACAAGTAAAGTCCCATACAAAATGGTGAAAGAAAATAATTCACCAAAAGTAAAAATAGAAGACCGCACATATTCACCACAAGAAATTTCAGCGGCAATTCTCCAAAAAATGAAACAAACCGCTGAAGACTATTTAGGTCAATCTGTTACAGAAGCGGTTATTACAGTTCCTGCCTACTTTAATGATGCACAAAGACAAGCAACGAAAGAAGCTGGTGAAATTGCTGGTTTAACAGTTAAACGAATCATTAACGAACCTACTGCCGCGGCCTTAGCCTACGGACTTGATAAAATGTCTAAGGACATGAAAATTGTTGTGTTTGACTGTGGTGGTGGAACACACGATGTATCCGTTTTGGAACTTGGGGATGGTGTATTTGAGGTGCTTGCAACTGATGGTGACACTCACCTTGGTGGAGATGACTTCGATCAAGCTCTGATCGATCATTTAGTTTCAGAATTTAAAAAAGACAATGGAATGGATATTTCAAAAGATCCTATGGCACTTCAGAGACTTCGTGAAGCAGCTGAAAAAGCTAAAATTGAGTTGTCTTCTTCTCCACAAACTGAAATTAATCTTCCTTATGTGACTGCAGACTCAACAGGACCAAAACACCTTGTAATGACAATTACAAAATCTAAATTTGATCAGTTGACACAATCTTTGGTTGACAGAACAATTAAACCTTGTGAGTCAGCTTTAAAAAATGCAAAACTTAAACCGAGTGATATTGATGAAATTATTTTGGTTGGTGGATCAACTCGTATTCCTGCAATTCAGGAAGCGGTTAAAAAATTCTTCGGAAAAGAACCATCAAAAGGGGTGAATCCTGATGAGGTAGTTGCTTTGGGTGCTGCAATCCAAGGGGGAGTATTGGCAGGTGATGTAACTGATGTATTGTTGTTGGATGTTACTCCATTGTCGTTGGGTATCGAAACTATGGGTGGTGTATTCACAAAATTGATTGACGCAAACACAACAATCCCAACAAAAAAATCAGAAGTATTCTCAACCGCCGCTGATAATCAACCAACAGTTGAGATCCATGTGTTACAAGGAGAAAGAGCCATGGCTAAAGACAACCGAACAATCGGTAAATTCAACCTTGATGGAATTCCACCCGCTAGACGAGGTACTCCTCAAATTGAGGTAACCTTTGATATCGATGCAAACGGAATCATCAATGTATCGGCAGTGGACAAAGCAACCAACAAAGTTCAATCAATTAGAATCGAATCATCTTCAGGTTTGTCAAAAGAAGAAGTTGAACGAATGAAACGAGAGGCTGAAATGAATGCTGAGGCAGACAAAAAACTCAAAGAGGATGTTGACACTTTAAACTCGGCGGACTCCTTAATGTTTCAAGTTAGTAAATCAATGGAGGATCTTGAAGGTAAAATTAGTGAAGATGAAAAGTCTGATATTAACTCAAAAATCGAAAAATTAAAAGAAGCTTATAATAAAAAAGAAATTTCTGAAGTTAAATCTTTAATGGAAGAAGTTAACAAAAAATTCCAAGAAGTGAGCCAAAAGTTATATGAACAAACAAATCAGACAACTCCAAATGATGAGGTAACAGACGAAGACTTCCAAAATGTTGAATTTGAAGAAGTGAAATAATCTCCCAAAATTAAAATAAATGAAATCCACCTTCGGGTGGATTTTTTTTTCGTATATTTATAGTCATGAAAGGTTGGAGAAAATTTGTGGACACTTTGGAATTGACTAAAGATTTAGAACAGGTTTATTTTAAGATGAGAAAAATCTTCCAAAGAGAAGGTTGGTCAGAAGAAGATTTGAAAAGTCCACCTTACTTTCCACAAGACCTATTATTATTACACTCCAAATTCCAACCAAAGATGCGTGAGATTTTTCAAACAATTGAGGATTATGGTTTTGATGTTGACAGAGATGAGGTTCATTATTATATTATGGATAAACTTAGTCACATAAATGACATAACCCCATTAAGAAAATCAGATGGCGATAACTAGTGAAATTATAAGTGGAACTACAATTTTAAATGAAGTAGAGTCCTCAAATATTGTTAGAACACAATACGACACAATAACCAAAAAAATGATAGCCGAGTTTAAAAACGGGGCAAGGTATGAATACAGTGAAGTCCCACATCAAAAATATACTCAATTCAGATTGGCAGAGTCACAAGGTAATTTTTTCAATAAAAATATTTCTAAGGCACACACATACAAGAAACTTTGATTAGGAGGTATTTATTAGTATGAATAATGCTGAAATTATAAAAAGTTTTGACGCGAAAGAAGATTTGAATCCCAAAATTTGGGAGGAGAATAATGGTTCATATACTATGAAACCAGAAGTAAGAGAAAAATTATTAGAAATTTCAAATCTTTTTATAGACTTTTTAGGGGTTGATGTCGTGGTGACCGATATAATCATGATTGGATCTCTAGTAAATTATAATTGGTCTAAATTTTCCGATATTGATCTACACATAGTTGTCAACTTCAATCAATTTCCTGAAAGCTCAAAAGAACTTTACCTTGAATTTTTTGATTTAAAAAAAATTATTTTTAATCAGAAGCATAATATAAAATTATTTGGTTACGATGTTGAATGTTTTGTCCAAAAAGAAGATGAAACAACCTTTAGTAGTGGTATTTATTCCATCCTTTATGATATGTGGGTTAATGAACCAAAAAAACAATCTACCAAACAAGTCGATCAAGAATTATTAAAAGAAAAAGCAAAACAGTGGATGAGAATCATTGACGGGGTTGTGGATAATATTGAAGATGAGGAACCTGATGAAATCAAAGAAATAGTTAAGAAATATAAGGACAAATTAAAAAATTTTAGGAATTGTGGTTTGGAAAAAGGTGGGGAAATGTCTTTGGAAAATTTAGTATTCAAATTACTCAGAAGAAACGGATATGTCGAAAAATTATATGACATACCTACGGAAATTATTGATAAAAAACTATCAATGAATCAATAAATAATATGAAATACAAATAATTATATTTATTGCTATATTTATTAAGAAAAAATAATTCACATTAAACAAAAAAAACATGGGAGGAATTAAACCTATCGGTAGTGAAAAACTTGAGGGAATAGATAAACTTAAACGAATAATGGAAATTGCTCGTTATAAAGAAAATATTCCTCAGACCGTAAATGAAACAAAATCAACAGAATATAGTATTTCTTTGGCTGATGGTCACAAATACCAAATTGAAAAAGAAAGACAGGGTTATATCATAAAAAAATCAATTAATGAATCTCAGTCTGATTATATCGAACCAATGAAAAGTAGGAAATACTATTCATCATACTCTCAAGCCCTAAAGAGATTGAACTTGATGGCTAAAGAAATAAATGTTCTACACGAAAACGAAGAAGGTATCTCACTAATAGGTGAGCAAAAAAAAAAGTTTATACTAAAAACTAAAAAAAAGGTAGAAAACAAACCTACTGACGATCTACCACCACCTCCTCCTACAACAGAACCAACAACACCACCTGATGTATCATCAGCGCCAGCACCTGCAACACCCGCACCAAGTGTTGATGATGAAACAACAACTCCTCCCGACACAGGAGGTATTGGAGAACCCACCGATAAAAAAGCACCAGATTTAAGTGGTTTAGACGAACCCATGGATCAAGAACCATCAGACATGGGTGGGTCTGATGAAGACACTGAAGAACCTGATATGGGTATGGAAGATGAGGAAGAAGTTGAGGTTGATGTTGAAAAAAAACCAAAAGAAAAAAAAGTATCCGATCTTAAAAGAATTCAAATTTTGGTGGGTAAATTGGCCCAAAAAATTAGATCATATGAAGAGGAAAAGGAACTTACACCCAAAGAAATCAAATACATTATAAATTCAATTCTATCCGCTATCGATGTAGAAGTGCTTGATGAAGATGATATAGAGCAAATTATAGATAAATTGGAAGGAAACGATGAAGATGAGGGTAGTGATGAAGATGAAGATGTAACATTCGATGAAAAAGAAGTAGAAAAAGAAGTTGTACCTGAACCACCTACTGAACCTGAAATGGCAGAAGGGTATGATAATTATGGCGATGCCTTTAACGACTATTTTGGATCGGCATTTGCCTCTCAAGGATCAAAAGGTTTAAGCACCGAAATGAGTGAGGAAGACGATTATCATCAAGATAGAAGAAAAAGACACTTCTATCCTGCGGTTGATAGTTTTGAACATGGAACTTTTTCTGAATCAAGCGTTGATAAAGTACTCTCTAAATATTTTATCCTTAACGAAGAAGAAGAAAAAAAGTATTCTTTGAAAAAAGAAAGAAAAACTAACGAATCGTATAAAATTAATAAACAAAATATTATCAAACTATCAGAATCTACAGAACAATTAGATTCTGCTTTAGACTACATTAGAGAAAATCCAAGAGTAAAACTTTTAGGAATTTCTAATAAAGGTAATCTAATATTCAAAGAGGGTATTAATCAAGTAAGAATTACAAAACAAGGAAGGTTGATATGAATAGTCTAATCTATATCAATGGTTTGGGACCAAACTATAGGGGTGATAATATTTATGAATTTATTTTTTCCGATTCTATAGAGGTGTTTGGTGAAAATTGGGAATCAAAACCCGCAAATGGCTATCCATCACCTCCTGATATGGAATACATTAAAAAAGTAGGAACTTTAATAAATGAAGATATACAATTTGAACTAGTTCAAAATTCAGATGTTTTTTCTGTAATTGATTCTATGGATGGTGTAATTGCCTTGGGTTGGGAAAAAGAAAATGATGAGAAAGATTTTTCGTTAATCAAAAGATTGGTTTTTCATTTTGGAGAGAGTGAGGAAAGTGTTAAAGATAAACTATATGAAAGAGATATAGTATTACAATTCGAAAAAGAAGTTGTTTATGAAAAGTAAAAAAAATATAATTTTTTTGTCTGAAAATGGAATATCCTCAAACACCATAAGTAAGATGACCGACAATCAAATTCTTGTTTTGGTTGAAAAATTTAAAAAAATGAAGAAAGAAGAGTCCAAAGAAAATTGGACTAAAACTATGTCAAATACTGTAACATACAGTGCACCTGTTGCTGATGTTGCTAAAGGATTAGCACTACCAACTGATCCTAGTAAAAAAAATTCAGTAGTACAAGTACAAGGTGGTAATGTTAAAGTGACTCAATCTGAAGGTGAAATGACTGAAGATGAAACAAATGATGTGACCACATCAAATGCGCTTGGTAAACTTGCAACACAAGCTTATACAGGTCAAGAAGCTCCTCACGACGCTAACGATCAGGCTTGTGATGGTATGGATGATGACTCTTGTAACAACAGAGGGGAAGAAGGTATTGCAGAATCTAGAATTGATGAAAAATTTGAATCTAAGGCTCAACAAGGTTTATTTTGGGCTCGATGTAATAAATGTTCATCAAAAAAATGTAAATGGTGTAAAATGGCAAAAGAATTTTCAGATTCTACAACAAAAAAAGAATACAAAGATATGCCAGAAAAAAAACACCCCGAGAAAACAGTGAAATACAAAAAAAAGGAAACAAAAGAAAATTTTGAAAAATTTTTAGAAAAAAAAATTTCCGAAATGGTAGATCATAACATACAACCTAAAATGTCAAAAAAAGACCTCATAGAGACAATAAAAAAAAAGTCTAAATCTTTTATAATCCGTAGACCAAAAAAAGTTACAATGTTTTCTGATGAAGCACCGATGAAATTACCAATAGGTAAAATGTTTTCAATAGGAAAAAAATAGTCTTTACAAGAAAAACCCCTGATTGATATTTATTTGATATGGGTTTAACTAAAGAACAAGTTTTAATTGAGTATGCGAGATGTATGTCCGATACTCCATACGCTCTGAGAACATATCTTCAGACATACGATAATACTGTATCTCGTTATGTTCCTTTGGAATTATTTCCCGACCAAATTTCCTTACTAAGTGATTATGAAGAATTTGAAGAAAATATTGCCCTGAAATATAGACAGGCTGGAGTTTCAACTGTAACCGCAGCTTGGATCTCAAAACGATTGGTGTTTGCAAAGAAAAATCAACCTGAAAAGATTCTTATAATTGCCAACAAATTAGACACCTCTATGGAGATGGCAAACAAAATAAGAGCGTTTGTTGACCAATGGCCAAATTGGGTCGGAGCAGGATTTGCTGCGGAAAAAAATTCACAAAGACATTATAAGCTCAACAACGGATCGGAAGTTAAGGCGGTTGCAACATCAAAAGATGCACTTCGAGGATTTACACCAACAATTCTTGTTTTTGATGAGGCGGCATTTATTGAGGCCGATAGTGATTTTTGGGCGGCTTGTATGGCTTCCTTATCCACAGGTGGTAAAGTTATTGTCGTTTCCACACCAAATGGATACGACCCAATATATTATGAAATATATGACCAATCATTGAAGGGAATGAATAACTTCAAAATTTCAGAAATGTATTGGTATAGAGACCCAAGGTATGCTAAAGATTTATATTTGGTTCCAACTGATGATTTAATACATTATTTACTTAATAGAGAAGAATATGACGACTCAAAGAACATTTCTTTCGCACATATAGACCCATATAAAAGAGATTATCAAGAACTACAACATTTTTTCAATCGAGGGTACAAACCTTGCTCAACATGGTATGAAAAAATGGTAAAAAAATTAAAATATGATAAAAGAAAAATAAACCAAGAGTTAAATTGCGAGTTTTTAGGTTCAGGAGACAATGTTTTTGATAACAAACAATTAGAAGAAATAAAAAGTAATTCTCTTTTGGAACCTACAACTAAACTTATGGGTAACTCTATATGGATTTGGAAAGAACCAGTTGAAGGTCACAAATACATTATGGGTATAGATGTTTCTCGAGGAGATAGTGAGGATTTCTCGTCCATACAAATAATTGATTTCGATGAGAGAGAACAAGTTTTCGAGTATGTAGGAAAAATCCCACCAGATACTTTGGCTGAGGTTGCGTATAAATGGGGAATCATGTATAACTCTTTTGTTGTTGTCGATATAACAGGTGGTATGGGTATTACCACTGTTAGAAAAATGCAAGAATTGGGTTATAAAAATTTATATGTCGATGGTATAGACCCGTTTAATATTTGGGCGGTAAATAAATCATCTTCAGAAAAAATTCCAGGAATAAATTTTAATAATAAAAGAGTTCAAATTATCGCAGCTTTCGAAGAATGGGTAAGGCACAAATTCAAAATTAGAAGTGTCAGATTATATAATGAGATGAACACATTTGTTTATATCAATGGAAGACCTGACCACCAAAAAGGTCAACACGATGACTTGATTATGGGAATTTCTATGGCAATATACATCGCAGAATCCTCATTTTCAAAATTAGAAAAAGCGACCGAACAGGCAAAATCAATGATCGATTCTTGGGCAATTGTAAATAACGAATCTGTGGGTAAAGAGACACATTTTGATCCTGTAATACCAAATCAAAATGTTTTAAGAGAAAGGGCAGGATTACATAATAACGGACCAACTAAAAATGATTATCAAACATATGGTTGGTTATTTGGAGGTTTAATAAAATAGAGATGGGACTGAACTTAAGACCAAGATCGGGTAGAATAGCAAACGGGTCAAGATTGATTGTAAATGGACAACCAACTACGGGATCCAAACTGACACAACCAATTTTCACAAGAAAAAGATCGGCACCAATTGATTTGAATCCTGATATAGTTCCAACATTAACACCAAGTCAAACTCCGACCCTTACCCCAACTAATACTCCTACACCATCATTTACACCAACAGTAACACCCACACCATCATTTACCCCGACAGTAACACCTACGGTTACCCCATCTAGCGGAAGAACATAATTGAGATTAATCAACTATTGAAATATTTATTTCTATAGTTAAATTATTTACATGGAAAACAACAATCAAAATCTAACTGTTTGGCAAAGATTGGCCCAAACTTTTGGACCTAACTCAACATTGGGTCAGGGACAACCTGATTATAAGTTAGATAAAACTGAAATACTTAAAACCCAAAGTAAGGCCGAATATGAAAAGGCTAAGTTGCAAAATCAACAGTCTTTATATCTGAGTACAAATTGGGCTAAGGTTGAAAATAATTTGTACACTCAAGCAGTATATTATGAACCTACAAGATTAGCGGCATTTTACGATTATGAATCTATGGAGTATACTCCTGAGATCTCTACCGCCCTTGATATATATGCAGAGGAATCTACAACTCCTGATCAAAACGGTTATGTATTACAAGTATATTCAGAATCAAAGAGAATTAAAAGTATTTTGGTTGATTTGTTTGTTAATACCTTAGATATTAATACTAACTTACCTATGTGGATTAGAAACATGTGTAAGTATGGAGATAACTTTGTTTATTTGAAATTAGACCCTGAAAAAGGAGTTACAGGATGTTTACAACTTCCAAACATTGAGATAGAAAGATTAGAAAGAGGAATGGACTCAAGAACCTTTCAGGCTACTATGAACTTGAATAGAAAGGCTTTAAAATTCGCATGGAAAGCAAGAGATGCGGAATTCAACACATGGGAGGTTGCCCATTTCAGATTATTAGGTGACGATAGAAAACTTCCTTATGGTACATCAATGTTAGAAAAGGCCCGTCGTATTTGGAAACAATTAGTTTTATCTGAAGATGCAATGTTAATCTATAGAACATCACGAGCACCTGAAAGAAGGGTTTTTAAAGTTTATGTTGGTAACATGGACGATAAAGATGTTGAACCATATGTACAAAGAGTTGCAAACAAATTCAAAAGAGATCAAGTTGTTGATAAAAATACAGGAAATGTAGATTTGAGATTCAATCAAATGGCTGTTGACCAAGATTACTTCATTCCTGTAAGAGATGTTGCACAAGCAAGTCCTATTGATACTTTACCTGGAGCTCAGAATTTATCGGAGATTGCAGATATCGAATATATCCAAAAGAAATTGGTAACTGCTCTTCGTATACCCAAGGCGTATTTGGGTTTTGAAGAACCTGTCGGTGATGGTAAAAACTTATCGTTATTGGATATTCGTTTTGCAAGAACGATCAATAGAATCCAAAAATCGGCAATTGCAGAAATGAATAAAATCGCAATTATTCACCTGTTCTTGTTAGGGTTTGAAGATGAATTATCTAATTTTACTCTTCAATTAACTAATCCGTCAAAACAAGCAGATTTATTAGGTGTTGAGGTATGGCAAACAAAAATGACTTTGTATAAAGACATGGTTGCAGAAATTCCTAAATCGATCCAAGCAGTATCTGCGACTTGGGCTAAAAAACATATTTTTGGTTTTTCGGACGATGAAATTAAAAATGATTTATTACAAATCAGAATGGAAAGAGCGGTTTCTGCAGAGTTAGACAACACCGCAACAATCGTTACTCATACAGGTATATTTGATACGGTTGATAAGTTGTATAAAACAGTCACAGGAGGAACCCAAACCGCAGGAGCCGAAGCGGGAGGAGCACCACCATCACCTGGCGGTCCACCACCGGAAGCGGGAAGTCCACCTCCACCACCAGGACCTGAGGCCGGAGGAGCCCCACCAATTCCTGAATCAGTAAGAAGAGATAAAAATAAACTGATTTTGGAATCTAAAGATGATGATTTCGATGATGACGAATTTTTAGATTTTCGAAGAATGAATGACTCATTAGGTGAAGTAGAAGACGAATTATCAAGACTACTTGGTGAGTAATAACAAACTAACTTATATTTATAAGAAAAATAGTAAAAATGTTTGGAGAAATTAAATCAAAAATAGAAACTTATTTAGTAGAATCTTATAAGAAAAATAATCTCAAAAAGGACTTGTTTGTATTTGAACAACTTATTTTGAAAAATAAAAATATTTCTAAAGTATTTTTTTTATATGATGAATTATCAGGTAAAAAGGGTTTATCAGAATCTGTGGCCAACGAATTCATTAATGAATCTATTGTCGCTTATGAAAACTTGATTAATAAAATTAAACCTTTTCAAATTAAAGAACTCAAAATGTGGGTAGGACATGTCCAAACCCCAAACAAATACTCTGAAATAGATAATCTTTTTTCATCAAATATTTTGACTCTTGAGAATAAGATAAAAAGTAAAAAAATTTTAATTGAAAATTTATCTAAAACTGAAGAAAGTGTTTTAAACCAACCAATAAAGGTTCCTCTAAAAACTATGGTCAAAGTTGCAAATAAAACTATTGAAAATTTTATTTCCTCACTAAATGAAGGTGAAAAAAAAGAATTGGTAAATCTTTTGAAAATACCAAAAGACCAGATCAACGAAAATTACAATAGAGAAAAAGAAACAGTTTTAGAAAAACTTTCGGAAAGAAAAAATAAAGAAAATGATTCCGAGACAATCAAAACGATTGAGCAAGTTATGGAAAAACTACAAAAAGAATCTTTTTCTGAAATTAATTACTTTAAATTAAAAAACCTTAATGAAGGTCTTTAATCATTTGATGATTTCAACTTTTGAATATAAGTCGCTTTTTTCTTCTGTTCTCTTTTTATAACAGACTTTTTTACAAATTCCTTTCTTTCAAAAAGCAAAGCGTTTTGTTTGGTTCTAATTAATTTTCCTTTGAGGTCCTTAATGGCTTTTTCTATATTACCTTTTTTTACTTCTACTAATAACATTAATTTTAAGATTGTTGATATAAATATAATAATTGATTACAATTAATCAAAAATAAACTATTGAGACATGAAAAATTTTTATGAAAAAAGGAAAAACGGTCAAATTAAATGGATATCGATCCTTTAAATCCCAATTTGGTACAATAGATGCCACAAATTTAAAATCAATTTTTTTAAATATCCAAACTTGGGTAGAACCAAAAGAAGAAATTGAAAATTGGAACAGAGTCGTTTTGAACATGACAAGAAGTGTTAAACACTCAGTTTTAGAAAACATAAACAAACAAACTTTCGACACAAAATTTATTGTCGATTTAGACCTCAGGACTAGCGGGTTACAAGTTAAGAAAAAATCATTCATGAATTTAGAAATAAATTTATTTTTGATAGAACCAATGGATTTCAAATCCCCATTCTTAAAAAAACAAATCAAAAATTTAGTAAAATCAGTATATGGAGATGTTTTGAGTAAAAACAAATACTTCAAATTTTATTTGACAAAAAACGGAAATCAAAAACCTATAAAGAAAGAAACTGAAACTATTTAGTATTTATTAAATAAAATATTAGATGAGCGATTTAAAAATATTAGGACCAAGAGATTCAGGTCGTGGAATCCTTGTTGAGTACGATGCTGGTTATATAGACCCGAATGAAAGAAGAAATCTATCAATGATTAGAGAAAATCGTGATATGTTAGATCACTCAAAACCGTTTGAGTTTTATGCCGTACTTCAAAAATATAATACACCAAATAGAAACGGAAGAATCTACCCTGAAAAGATATTAAAAAGAGAAGCTGAGAACTATAAAAAAATGATTCAAAAGGGAACGGCTCTTTCTGAATTAAATCACCCTGAGTCTTCACTTATAGATCTTGATCGTGTCTCACATGCAATTACCGATATATGGTGGGAAGGTCCTGTATTATTAGGTAAATTGAAATTACTTACAAGTCCGGGTTTTCATGAAAGGGGTATTGTGTCTACAAAAGGTGACTTAGCGGCAAACTATCTTCGTCAGGGGGTTACATTAGGTATTTCTTCTCGTGGTGTAGGATCACTTAAAAAAGTTGGTGAACAAAATGAAGTACAGGATGATTTTGAATTAATTTGTTTTGACTTGGTATCCTCACCATCCACACCAGGAGCATATTTGTTTAGGGATAAAGATGAAAGACTAAAGTATGAGGAAAATCTTGACGAAGAAAAAAAGGTACAAGCTCAAAGACATGTTGGAGAAACGGGTGCCAAATCGCTTGACTTAATGAATAGATTGTCCGATTATTTAAACAAATAATTAAATTATGGACGAAAAATATTTTATAGCAAAAATCACAACTGATATGCCTGACGAGAATACAGGTAAGATCAAAAAAATGAGAGAAGAAAAACTTGTTAAAGGTTATTCACCAACAGATGTAGAGGCGAAAGTAACTAAAGTTTATGAAAACTATTCACAAGATTGGAGAATTACAGCAATTGTTGAATCCAAAATTGATGAGGTAATCGAAAACTAAAATTAAAGAATTTCTAAAATGAAGGGAAGAGGACAAAAGTCTTTTTCCCTTTTTTTTTGTCTAAACACACCGTTATACGAATTTTTTTAAAAAAAGTGAATATTTATTAGAAAACTATTTAAAAAAAAATGAGTTACAACAAAAATGTAGTAGAAGATGCTCTTTTCCAAATCAAGAATTTGGAGGAGACTCTTCAAGAGAATGCAAAAGGAATACTTCAGTCTACTATGAGTGAAGAAATCAAACAACTGGTAAAAGAATCTCTGAGAGAACAAGATGAAGATGAGATTGAAGAACCAACACCTGATGACGATGACATGGCAATGGACGATGATGAAATGTCAATGGACGATGACGACATGGCAATGGATGATGACGACATGGCAATGGATGATGACGACATGGCAATGGATGATGACGACATGGCAATGGATGATGATGAAACTATTGACATGACTGGAGCATCAGATGCAGAGGTTTTGAAAGTTTTCAAAGCTATGGGTGACGAGGATGGTATTATTGTCAAAAAAGACGGTGAGAATATCCACTTAACTGATGGTGAAGATGAGTATATGATCCAATTAGGAGAATCAGACATCGAAGGTTATGATATTGACGCTGAAGAGTACACTGATGAATTCGGTGAAAATATGGCTTATGATTCAGATTTGATGTATGAAATTGAAGTTGATGATAACGACGACTTGTATGAAGATATGTATATGGATAATGTTGAGGATGACTTAAACGAAGACATGTACATGGATGATAATGAAGATGAAGTTGTTTATGAAATCGCAATGGATGATCAAGATAACGATGACATGGGTGATCTTTATATGGAAGAAGATGACGATGACATGATGAGTAATTTCCCTATGGATGAGGACGACGATTCAGATTATGATTTGGATGCCGTTATGGAAGCTGTAAAAAAATCTATGAAACCTAAAGGTGTTGGAATTGGAAAGGGACCTAAATTTAGTTACGATAAAAGACCTAACATGGATCGCGGATTTGACACTAAGAAAAAAGAAGCGTTCGGTAAAGGTACTAAAGCAATGGGTACAGGAAAAGCCAAGTTTGAATATAAAGAGGAAGATCTACACGCTAAGATGAAAGCCAAAAAAATGGAAACAAAAGAGGCGGTTCGTACTAACAGTTATACTAGAGCTAACAAAGTTGGTAATAGAAAAGGTTCAGATCAAAACATTAACAGAAAAGAAATTAGACAAAGACCTAATACTAGAGTTAATGAACAAGTTGAGATGTTGAGAGAAAAAAATGAAGAATACAAAAAAGCTCTTGATGTTTTCAGAACCAAACTGAACGAAGTTGCAATTTTCAACTCCAATTTGGCATATGCGACTAGATTGTTCACTGAGCATTCTACAACTAAACAAGAAAAAATAAACATTCTTAGAAGATTCGATAATGTTGAGTCTTTAAAGGAATCAAAAAATCTGTACAGAACTATCAAATCTGAATTGAATACAGGTAGTTCATCATCAGAACAAAAAATAAACGAATCAATTGAGAGAACTGTTAATAAAACTGTTGAATCAGGATCGGCGGTTAACTTGATTGAATCAAAAACTTATGAGAATCCGCAATTCTTAAGAATGAAGGATTTAATGGGTAAAATAAAATAAACATAAACTAAAATAATAAAAACCAAAAAAAAATGGGAGCATTATTAGAATCAGGTCTTGTTGGTAACATTGGGTTAAAACACCTAAAAGTTATCAAAGAAGACACAATTAACAAATGGGACAAATTAGGCTTTTTAGATGGTCTAAGAGGTCACCTTAAAGAAAATGTCGCTCAATTATATGAGAACCAAGCATCTTTCTTAATCAACGAAGCAACTTCAGACGGAACTTCTAACGGAGCGTTTGAAACAGTTGTTTTCCCGATTGTACGAAGAGTATTCTCTAAATTGTTAGCAAATGACATCGTATCAGTACAAGCTATGAACTTACCTATCGGTAAATTGTTCTACTTTGTACCAAGAATCCAAGGATATTCAAACGCAGATTCATTATTGGCTAATGGATACCCTCAAACTGATGTTCAAGATGCAGGTGGAGAACACTACGCGCCTGTAGGATCACCTAACAACCCAAATGGAAATCCTAACCAAGGTTATCCAGGAGCTGAACAACCTAACTATCCGTATAAAAAAGATTTGTACGATTTATTCTACGAAGGAAACGAAGCTAGTTTAGATCCTCCAGGATTATTTGACTATTCAAAAGGTAAGTGGACTGCTGTAACAGCTAACACCACCATCCAAGCTTGGGCTGGTTCAGAACTTGTAGATGCAAGTATTGCACAAGGAACACCTACAGATGGTCTTGAGATTCCTGCTAATAACTACAGAAAAGTACTTATGAAGTTATGTGGATTTGCAAACGCAGGTACAGGAAAATTAATTGGTCCTGACGGAAACGAAATGGATACAGAATCTTTCTTATCTGATTTGAGAATCTATGGTACATCAAATATTACAGCTTCTACAACTCCTTGTAATGTACTTACAACATCGTACAACGGATCAACTGTTTACACTCCATTATTGTTTAGAGTAGTTACTCAAATCTACGGTAAAGGAATTGTACAACCAACTTCTACAAATACAGCAACTGTATTCCGTAACTCAGGTAATGCAACAGGAACTAACACTGGTAACGGTGGTAACTATAATGATATCTGTGACCAAAACGGTTGTATTTATTTAGAAGTAGACTTATCTTGTCCTGTATGTGCTGACTGTGATGCATCATCTTTAGATGGTTACACAGGTACTACTATTACAGCGGCGGCGTCAGGTTCATCATTCATCGCATGGTATAGAAGATATGCTAACCTTGAATTTGAAGACCAAATAGGTGAGGTTTCTTTTGACCTTGAGTCAGTAACTGTATCTGTTACAGAAAGAAAACTAAGAGCACAATGGTCTCCTGAATTAGCTCAAGATGTGGCAGCATTCCACAACATCGATGCTGAAGCTGAATTGACAGCATTGTTGTCAGAACAAGTAGCAGCTGAGATCGACCGTGAAATCCTTCGTGACTTGAGAAAAGGTGCAGCTTGGAACCTTCGTTGGGATTACAACGGATGGAGAAGAATCAACAACCAAGTTTCTTACACTCAGAAAGATTGGAACCAAACTTTGATCACAGCAATCAACCAATTGTCTGCACAAATCCACAAGTCAACTCTTCGTGGTGGTGCTAACTGGATCGTTGTATCATCTGAGGTTTCTGCAATCTTTGACGATTTAGAATACTTCCATGTATCTAACGCGGCTCCTGAGCAAGATCAATACAACATGGGTATCGAAAGAGTAGGTACACTTTCAGGTCGTTACCAAGTTTACCGTGATCCTTACTTCCCGCCTAACCAAGTGTTAATCGGTCACAAAGGAACATCATTGTTAGACACAGGTTACATCTACGCACCGTATGTACCACTACAATTGACACCTACAATGTACAACCCATTCAACTTTACACCTATCAAAGGTATTATGACAAGATACGCTAAGAAAATGGTTAACAACCGTTTCTATGGTCGTATCACGGTTGATGGAGTTAGAACATTCGATTTAAGAGAATTGAGATAATCAATTAAAGGTTAATAAGAAAAAAGGTCAGAGAAATCTGACCTTTTTTATTTTGATTCAGGTTCTCTGAGAAGAACTCTAATTGATTTAGAAATAACCTCAACTTCACCTATTGTATATACACCTTTTCTATATGCTGACTTTACAGATTCAATCAAGTAATAATTCGCGGTATTTTCATCCATAGTTGCAAGTATTGCCTCTAAATGTTGTTCGTTAATAAGATCTATACTACCAAACAAGTTTCCGTATTTTTTTTCTTCCATAACTAAATTATAAGATATTTATATTTATAGTTAAATGAAAAACATAGATCATATAATAAAAAAAGTTCTTAAAGAAGCAACTGGAGAGAGCTCAGGTTCTAGAGGATCATACATATTACCAATACAACCAGGACTTAGACCATGGGAAAATTCGTCCTTGGGTCCGTTTACAGACTCTGTATCGGATTATAAAAGTCCTTTAGTACAATATGATAGTTATGATAAAAAATTTGATCTGAGAAGAAAACAAATAAAAGAATTAGAAAAAATTGCTAGTAAAGTGCAAGACTATATTAAACATCATCCATACTCTACCTATTCTGATGAGGATGGAAACCCTTTGAATCCATATATGAACGATGGGTTTAGACCTGATTTAAAAGAAAAGTTGTCTCCTTTTACAGAAAAAGTACCATTTAATGAGTGGGTTGAAATTAGTAATAAAGGAGAAATAAATGAAGATTTAGCTGTTTGGTTCGGAAAAAAAAAGAAACCTAAAGGATCAAAACAACCAAAGGGACCATGGGTTGACATTTGCAGAAAAGTAGATGGAAAACATCCCCCATGTGGAAGACATGACACATCAAAAGGATCATACCCGAAGTGTAGAGCTGCGGGTGTTGCGGGTAAAATGTCTGACTCAGCTAAAAGTGCGGCATGTGCACAGAAAAGAGCTGCAGAAAAAAAAGACCCTCAAACAGGTAAAGGACAAAAACCAATTATGACAAGTTACAAACCAAGAAAAAAAACAAATGAACAATTTTATTCGAATAAAGAAATTTTTAATTTGGTCAATAAAATTATTAAAGAGAATATACAATTAACAAGTAAACAAACAAACAAAATGATGAAAAACACTTCATCAAGTGGTTTGGAATTAACTTGTATAAAATTAAATCTTAAGGACCCAAAAAATTCAGAATCTACTAATTTAGGGCCGTACCCATGGAGTCTCGTACAATACGATAAAACTCAAAGACCGGTTCAAATACATTTGTCAAGACCCGCAGAATTACCGAGAGATGCGGTTTACGGTGCTGAAGACTCAAAAGACGAAGAAATAGTTTTACAGTTTGAAGAAGTTATCGAACCATCATTGAAAAAAATGATAACCGATAAAAAATATGTAATGATCACTTATAAAACTCCAGCGCTTACGGGTAAACAATATTGTAAAGTGAATGGATCTATGGACCCCGAATGGGATGCAAATTTGTTCAAACCAAATGAGTCTATAATTGATCCATACACAAAACTTGATTAATTTTTTTCTAACTTTTCTAAAAGAGCGTTTTTTTCTTCTTCAGTGAAAGTCCCTGATATCCATTCTTTTTGTTCTTTCTCAGGACGAGAAAGAATATAAATAGCTAAAGCTTTTTGGTATTCATAATTCGTGGGGACTACAGTTGAGTCATTGATTTCAGTTTGGGAGTATGCATCACAATTAGCATGTTTAGAGGTTTTACAACTAACAACTGTTAATCCTAAAAAGATTGATAATACTATTTTTTTCATTTTTATTATGGTTTTTCTGTTTCTTTACTAATTGCTTCGTAGACCTTTTCTAAAGTGTTTTTGATATTTGACTTGATAGTCATTTCAGTATTCGTTCTTCGTTTTTCAGTCTCCGTATCATATAAATATGTAATTCTTTCATAATCTCGAGTTGAGAGTTTTACATCATAATGAAATATGTGATTTGTAATTTCTACACGACCGTAATCTATTAATATAAAAAGATTTAATTTTTCGTTGATTATAAACCTCTTTTGAGACATTGGGGCAATCATAAAATCAGAATCTTTGTCTGAAATTAATTTTAGGCAAATTTTAAATGCGGTTTTTTCGTGTGACTCAACTTCTTCATAAGTTCTGAGGGATGAGGATCGACCAACCTTACTTGCCCTCACTTTGATTCGTTTGTAAAGTCTTTTAAAGAATTTCTTCATAGTTAGTTTGTTGTTTCTAACTACAAATATAATAAATAAATTGATTTAAAAAAAGAAAGTGAAAAAATTTAACAATATGCTCCTGAGCATCTCTTTTTACCATCCAATCCAGGTTTGGTTCCTTTACAAACTTGAACTGCGTATCCATTAGCATACGCCGAAGGGTAAACATCAAACTTAGACTTTGCCGCCGCTTTTCCTCTCGCACAAAGTTTAGTTCCTGTTTTTTTTCTTCCTTCCATCATGACCATATCTTCATCATCAATATTCATGGATAATTCCATACCCTCTTTTTTTGACTCGTTCATTAAAAAATCAAACACTTGATCCATGTTGTTTTTAGCTTCTGCGATATGATCTTGAGCCCAATCATGTCCATTATCCAAAATAGACTCTATCATACTATGATCTAAATCTAAAAGAAGGTCACATTGTCTTCTCATTTGTTGTAGATTAGAAAAAAACATATATCTTGATGAGTGTTGTTCATCGTGAGTTTCTAGTAAAACTTTTTTAATAATTCTATTGATATTTTTCATAATTAACTATTTAACCCATTCATTCCACCAAGTTGAACTGCTCCCATCTGTGCAACTGCAATACCTTGATTATTAGACCACACTGGATGTGGAACGGCAACTGAACTAACAGTGTTACCGGTAAGATTATAACATACTAAACATTCCTCGTAAGCAGTTCCTGCCGTTACTACATATCCTGGCGTAAATGAAGGGGTAGGAGTGTTTGTTGGTGTTGGGGTATTCGTCGGGGTTTTAGTGACAGTTGGTGTGTTAGTTGGTGTTGTAGTTGGTGTTGTAGTTGGTGTTAAGGTATTAGTTGGTGTTACTGTAGGGGTTGGTGTTTTAGTTGATGTAATTGATGGTGTTACAGTATTTGTTGGTGTATTTGTTGGTGTAACAGTTTTAGTAACTGATGGTGTTGGTGTTACCGAAGCGGTTCCTGTTGGTGTTGGGGTATTAGTAGGAGTTTTAGTGGGTGTGTTGGATGGAGTTTGTGTATTTGTAGGTGTATTAGTAGGTGTTTTAGTAACTGTTTGGGAAGGTGTTATAGAAGGTGTTTGTGTATTTGTAGGTGTATTAGTTGGTGTTTTAGTAACTGTTGGTGTGTTTGTTGGGGTTGGAGTTGGGGTTGGAGTTGGATTTGCTGCTAAACATGCAGAACAGTCACCGTAATTTGTTCCTAATGTTAATACCGCATCTGATCCAGTTCCTGGTTCTGCAGTATCTACAATTTCATAACAACCTATTATTGTTCCACCTGTGGAATTTAGATAATAATTGCCGCCTACAACGGGTAACGAAGATCCGCTGAAATCTATATTCGATGTCGATCCCCCACTACACGGGGCTACTAAATAAGTTACTAATGCCATTTTCTTTCTTTATAAATATATTCTTATTCTACTTTTTCATTTACAATCAAGAAATTAATTTGTTGTTTGTAAACATTAACTTGACCTGAAGTTGTAACCTTCATATCAATAAAATATTCATTTGGTATTTTATCTCTTGTATCAAAAATAAAATAGTACTCATTCGGAGTCCTGTTCAGTTTTGTCCAATCTTGAACTATCACTTCAGTCGTACCTTCTTTTACATAAACCCTATATTGACCATCTATATTTGGAAGTTGTTTATTGGTGGTGTAAGCTTGTTTAATTATAACCCCAACTTTTCTAATTTCTGTATTAAGTATATACTCGTTTTGTTTTATTCCATAATATGAGAATCCGTATTGGAAAGGTTCATTAGTATTAATTCCGATTTGTACCGATTTTTTGAAAGGATATACAGTGAATTCATTAATTTGGTTTGGGATAAGGATTCCATTCAGATATAAATTTGACCATGTGTCGGTAAACATACAAGGAGTTTTATAACCAGTTAGAGGGGGTAAAGTAATTTCATAAACTCCTTTTGTTCTCAGACATGAAGGTAAATTTTGTAAACCGGCTATTGGGTTACCTTGAGCGTCAGAAATCGAGACTAAAGGATTTTGATCTAAGTTTTGAAAATTACCGTCTTCATAAATGTATAGATATAACTTATTTGAAGTCCCCAAAGTAAAATTATTTCTATCATCCTCGATTAGATCATCATAAGTAGTAAGTAAGTATGGTTCATAAAAAGTCTGTGTATGCCTTGTAAAAAATCCAACTGAATAAGTCCCTGAAGTACCACTTAAAAGTTCTAACTGTGGAAGATATGCAATACCCCAACCAGCAGGATTAGGAAACGCTCCCGTTAGAATTTGATTTATTTCACTAGTCATATCAAATTCTATATTTTCATTACCAAATTCAAAATGTTGTATATCAACTATCGTCAATGCCGAAAATGGTACAGGACCTGTATTCAAATTACTGTAAATACCAGGAACTTGCCAATTTTTAATTGTTGTTGTTTGGTACCAATTTGAAGGTCTATCCGAATAAGCTTTATTGTAAGGAAAAGGGTCTCCATATTGATTAAAGTCATAACCAATCCCTTCGTCCCAATATTGAGGATCTGTGGGGTCAAAATTGACTTCAGGAATTCTGAATAAAACGAGATCAAACGAGGTGGCTCTTAAACTACCGTCTGTCATCTCGGTGTTTAATAAAGCTTCATCAAATGCCGAGGTATTAGTCATTTTTAATTTATGAGTCATCCCATTAACTGGACAATCTAATGAAATGATTTTTTCAAAATACTTTTCCTTAAGAAGAGTAAGATCTAAATCAAATATAAATCTCGAATAACCGATTGGTGTAGATAACCCTCCGTCGCCGTAAAATAATTGCATAACAGGATTTCTACCTGTATTCACATAGTCTTGAAATACTATGGTGTTATTTCTACTGAAATAGGAGTTGTTAATTGACATTCACTTTTATTTATAAATATCAATTAATTCTGATATTTTGATTCAAAATTGAATTATCAGCATCTTGTAAAAGTTTTCTGATTTCAGAAAGTTGAGACCCATCAACACCTATTGGAATCGGGGCTTCATTTATATTATGAACATGAGCCCCTAAAAAATCAACAATCATACTCAAAAGTTTCATCAACTCATTACCTCTTACCATAGGATCTGTGTTTGGTAAAATTTCATCTACAAAATAAGGTTGAGAAATACCATACAATGTTTCTTTTGGTAATAAATTTACTTTTTGTTTCCCAGGGATTTCACTTTTATGAGATAATAAATAAACAAAATCCGAAGCCATTGCCCCATAGCTTACAGGGTTAGGTTTGTATATTCTCTGTCTTAAGCTTACCTCCTCCTCAGTATATTGTTCACCAATTATATTTTTATTCCAAACTAATACACTTCCAAACTGTCTATCCGAAGGTAACAATTTAATTTTTTTGAAAAAATCATTGATCATGTTGAATTGGGTTGATCCCGATGACGCTAATTTATCAATATTATTTTTGGTTGGCCTGAAATAAAATGGGAATTGACTTTGTAGTCTAGTATCGTTTTCGAATGGAAATTGTGGATAACCTTCAATTGTTATTTTTCCATTGTTAACACCCGTGATAAATTGATTTATAAGTCGTATACTTTCATCTTTTGTTTTACCTGTAAAAGTCAAAGTATATTCAGGACCACTCTTAAATGCGTCCAATGGTGTATTCATGTTTACTAAAAAACTTCTAACTTCGCTTTTAGGAAGTAACGAATATAAAACGACATTACCGTTATAAAATGTTGTACCTGTTACACCACCACCAATTGTATTTCCTGAAATGAAAACTTCATTTGTAATTTCCCATTCAACTAACTTTTTCACTAAAAGTGAGTTCCTTTTCAGAAATTTTTGTTTGATAGGGTTTAACTCTTCTTGTTCTTGAGAAAAACTTGAAATCTGAAGAAACGCTCTATTTTGTCTTGGTGTTGGTAAATTAAAACCTGCGGTTTGAGTTCTTACATTTTTTCCAGCTCTAATTAAAACCTCATCTTCTTTAACTATCACATCTGATGTACCTCGACCTAATAGCGAATTATCACCAGGTTCAGGATAAATACCTTTAGCATTTCCTTTAATTTCAAAACTTAAAGGATCTTTAATATAGTTTGCTTGTTTTAAAAAAGTACCACTTGCCAACATTGATTCTGTATTATGCCAGTTCTCAAAAAAATTATTTTGAGGTCTGGTAATTGGCCCTTGTATATAGAATTTTGTATTATCAACCACCTGACTTGTGTTATAATAGAAAATGTGTATATATTCATCAACTTCAGGTACTTGACTGACATAATACGGTAGGAGTGGTAAATAAACCAAAGGATCTTTCTGAGTCCAAATATCTTTCTCGGGATTCCAATTTTTTGGCAAAATAGCACTTTCAGTTTCACTAATAGGCACTGCTCTAATACGGCCTAACATTAGAGGATCTTGATTATTGATTACATATCCTTGAAATATCGTATTTAATTCACTCATTTTGTTTTAGTTCTATCGGTATATTCTTTATACAAAATATTGTAAGTATTTTCTAAAGAATCTAAATGGTGAGTCAATTTTATTAAAGAATCTTTTGTCACTTTGAAATCCTCATTAATGAATTCCATTGCAATTTGTAAATCTCTATTAGATTTTGTTTTATAATCTTTAATAATTTGCAAAACCTCAGTTGCCTTAATTCTTTTTTTATCTAAATCAAATTGATTTTCCATATGATTTTTTTGGTATTGTTATGTTGACATAAGGGACAACGGTTAGTTCCTCAACTGCAGTCACAACTTTTTCATTTTTTGCCCTTTCATCTGCTTGACCTTTAAACATAGCATAAACTGATGCGATAAATTTGTTCGGACTTCCATCTGGCATAGGTCCTGTTGGTACACCGATTTGTCTCAAATTGTTTACCGCTTCTATAACTGCACGATCCGTCGAATATCCATCAAGTGCTTTAGCCGCTCGTAACAAAGGTAGCGGTATATCTTTCCCTCTATTTAGTAATGCTGCTGATTGTAGTTGTATTGCAGTATTTAGTAACTTGAATAACTCATTAATACACGATTTACATTCTCGGAAATCTAACACAAAATTTCTTGCAGTACCAATCAATGTAATAATTGCCAAAATTGCTTTAGTTGTTCGTTCTCTTTTTTCATCTGTTATTTCATTTGATATGAATTCAGTTAACTTAATTATTTCTTTTCTTAATTGTAAAAATATTTCTTTAGTAAGCTCACCAGTTAAAGATAAGAAATAGTCGAGATAAAATTTTCTAAACGCTCGTGATGCAAAATCATCTATATTTTTAACATTAGGTATTGGTTGATCTGTTGCGTAAACCATAATCATAAGTGGTAATATGGCTTTGGGAGAATATATGGTGGCCATCAGAGCATTCAAAAATTGACTCAAGAAATTCTGATCAAGTGATGGTTTGAAAGTTTGATCTGTTGCTGGGTAAATTATGTTTAGTGCATCATCAATTTCATTTACATTATTTGTATCTTCATTGAATGTTAAATTATCTAAAGCAACTAAAGAGGCATCTAAATTTAGAGGTATTTGTAAATTTTCACAGTCCTCAAATTCAATTACACCAAGTTTTATGTTTGATATATTTTGTTCAATAATTCTTAAATCTACCTCATCTAATTCATAAAAAGAATCATTGATGTTATCAATTTCTGATAGTTTTGCATTTCCATTTACCGAAATTTCTTTTTGATTATCCAAACACACACAAGAAAGTCTGTTATTGATTGCCATCATTTTTTGAATTGCTAACAATTTACTTCTACCTTGATTTTGACCAAACGAAAGAACTCCGGTACTAAAATCCAATAAATAAGTAAATAATGTTTTAAATTCTATAATATTAATTGAAGAAAAATAATCATTCAAAAACTCATTTACCGTTGGAAATGTTTGTCTTGGTTTTAACTCTACCTTGAAAAAATTTCCATTTATAACTTGATTGTTTTGATCGACATAATTCTCAACATATGTAATGTCAAAAAGACTTTGAGTTGAGGTCCCTTGGTAAGCAGTTCCTGTTTGAACGGAAAATGGTTGGTTCAAATTTTGAGTTCTATTGTAAAGTTCTCTGTTCATTGAATAAGGATTCAATGTTGGGTTTTGTTGATAAAGCGTATAATCTTGTTTTTGTTCTTCGTAATAGAATTTACCAATTTTATCCGTGGGTGAATTTTGTAATATACCAAATAGATCAACAGATTCTACTGGTATGTAAAAAGTTGTATTGAATTTGTATGATTGATTTTCTCCACAATTAAGAAATTCTTGACAAAGTTTTACAAAAACTTCACCTAAATTTTTTTTAGATTTTTTTATTGAGTCAATATAAAGTTTTTTTACAAACTTATCAGTATCTAAACCTGATCCTTTGAGTTTTTGTAATTGTGTTACTAAATGTTTTATGAAAGGAGTACAACTACTATCTTGTTTTCTTTTTTTTCTGTTATACTGATCTAATTGTTTTTTTATCTCTTTATAATCCTTTTCAAATGAATCTCCAAACTCTTTTTTTAATTCATCGTAACTTTCTTTGAGTTCTTTATATTCTTGATAATTGGTGACTTGGTTGGAGATCTCTTTGACATCTTGATTTACATCTATAGCCATATGAATAGTTTTTACATTTTATATTTTCCATCACCATCGATATCTTTTTTTAGTAGGTTTTGAAATGCAACATCATCCATGTCTAAATCAGACAAAGTGAAATCTTGTTCCTTGTCACTACTTTTTTGCCACATTTGTGACTGTAATTTAGATAGAGTTAATTTTTTTTCGACACAGTCGTTAATAATTTTTTGTTGTTTTTCGATTACAGGACCAATTAGAGTCATATCTTCAGGTTCTTTCATCATTGTCAACATTTTGTTTTGTATTCTAATTGCAGTCGACCTTTGCTCAACAAGTTCATTATATATCTCTTGCATTAGAGACAACATGGATTCTTTACTTAAATTAATTTCTTTTTTTTGAGGTCTTGGCATATCAATAAATATTAATCTTTCAATAATTCTTGTACTAAATCAAAATACATTTTTTTATATTTTTTGATGGAAGTTCTAATTTCTTTGGTTGATAAATTTGTCATTTCCCTAAGCTCGAATAATATGATGTTTTTATTAAACTTATTATTGTTACTATCGGGAAAAATTAAATTGTAATTTTCAAAAAGGTCATAAATTGCGGATCCTAATTTTTGTTCCTGATCATTCTCATTAGATTCTTCTAGGTTTACTCTTAATCTTTCTAAAAATTTTTTTATTATGATTTCAGAATTAACATCATCTTGGTCTATGGTATATGAAAAATCTGGTCTATTTGACAAATCAGATGAAATATCTTCGTATGATATTTTTCGGTTCATTTCCTTCTGATCTTTCATTATTTGACCCATCAAATAATTTTTACATATTGTACCAAAATAAGAATAAGCCTTCTTCTCTTTGGAAGGCTTAAACTTATCAATTTTTGTCATAAGAAAGGAGTGGGTGTCAACATGAATTTCTTCGTAATTCATATCCTTCCTGTACAATTTATACCTTCTAATTATTGAAGATATCATTTTATCTAAAGGTTCTCTTAAAAACTCATTATAAATTTTATTTTTTTCTTCGTGAGTTTCTGCTACCAAAAATAATTTTACCGCTGTCTCTTCTCTTTCGTCAAAATAATTATTTGTTGTTGGTTTTCTACCTTTCTTTTTCTTTTCTACTATAATAACTGTTTCATTTTCCGACATTAAATATCTTGGGGTTCATATTTTATTTCTCTGTCATTGTTGTAGAAATACTCTTTTTTTGCGGATTCAATCCAAAATTTTGCCTCATCTTGAGACATTTTGTCGTCCCCATTTTTGTAGTTCCAAAAAATAGAACCCTCTCTCAAATTCATATGTTTATATCCAATTCTAGGAATTGTCATAATCTTCAATGAATTGAAAGTAAGTCTTAAAAATAACTCATACCCAAATGTCAACTTTAAGTTAGACTTCAAACCACCAAATTCCAAGAATTTTTCTTTACTGAAAACCATACCTGAAATTTGAAAATTTTGAAAGGTCTGTAAAGTCTCATTTGTCAAAATACCAATCTCGTTCGAAACATTCGCAGCAAAAGTGGCTTCATTTGTAAAACCCGCAAAAACTAATTTATCATCAACATCAACAACTATAGGTAGAAAACAATCTACATCTTTATAAATATACATATATTTAGTTGCGTTTTTGAACCAAATATTAGAGTACTCATCATCAAACTCTAAAATAGAACACCAATCTCCCGTTGAAATTTCTACCCCATGGTTTACCTGTTTTGAAAAACTTGGTGAATCAGACCAAGGTTCCAAACGAACATTTAGGTCTTCAAAATTATACTCCGATAAAAAATTGGATAAAGCGTCTTCTACACCATGAACAATTATTAATTCTTGGAGATACTCTTTTTGAAATTTTACAGATGTAATTGCTTTTGTGAAAAAATCTTCGAAACCAATCGCTTTTGCCGATTTGATAGGAAGTATGATTGATATTTTATTAGTATTCATAATTATATTGTTTCAAATTTAGATAGTTGATCTTCGAAAGAAGTAATTCTTACCTCGAATATTTTAGAAAATAAGTTTACAGTTTCCTCCTCGAATTTTTCTTGATTTGGAAGTTGCTCAACTGTTTTGTCCATGTTATCAAATAGTTCAGGATTTAAATTATCCTCCAACCAATTCTGAATCATGTCTGATAAAACATCGACAATTATTGTTTTGTTATTTACCCATAAACCATTATCTTCGTTCATCCAAGTAGGTACAATATCAGGAACTAAACCTAATACAGGAATTCCCATCTTCATAGATTCCAAAGGAAAAGTACCATAAGATGATGATTGGTCAACCCAAATAGACACAAAACTGTCTTTCATGGCATCTGCAAATTCATTTTCTGTAAGTCCTCTCAAATCACGGAAAGTAATCCATCTATATTGGGGAAACTTTACATAAAACGCTTTGATCAGATTAGTTGTATCCCTGTGATCTCTCGTGTGGATATTAACAATTGTTTTGGGTGGAAAATTATTTTTTTGGAATGTGTCAGAAATAAATGGTTCTACAACATCCACAGAAACATTTCTCATCACAGATTCGATTAATTCCTTTTGTTTGTTAGAAGTGGTAATACACTTGTAAAAACCTAATTGAGGCCAAGATTGACCTGGTTGTAGGGTTTCAAAAATGTGATCATAAGCTTGGCTTAAAACTATTTTACCACACGGTAATTTTGTTATTTGATCCATGACAAATCCATAAATTTCAGGAATAATAATTAGATCATCGGGAGAAATCTCTAAACTTGTACCCTCGATTGATCTGTGTTCCAATCTTGTCATATACTCATCACCTAACCAAGAAGAAACGCCAAAATATTCAGGTTTTTCATGTAGAATGATTGCATTATAGCCATTATTTTTTAAAGTCAATGCCATGTGATAAATGTACTTTATAGATGCCTTTGCATTTCCTTTTGTATCCTGCACCATAAAATAAATTCTAGAAAGTTTTTCTTTCATATTATTTATGGACCTTTCCAACTTTTCGTAATTTTCAGTACTCATATTTTTTTATAGTTTGTTTATTATGTTTTTCACTCTTAAGGTGTTAAATGCGATTTTGAATGGTATGGTAAGTTCACTACTACTTGGTCCTAATTTTTCATCAACCGATTCTGATTCGGTTATAATAGTCTCAACCATCATTTTTATCATTTCATACTTCACCAAATGAAACTGAGTTTCGCCAGTAGAAGACTTCAACTCAATTTCTTTTTCAAGTTTATCTAAATCAATGTAATAATTTTCACCAAAGGTATTAAATAACATTTTGCTCGATAGTTTTTAAAATTTCATTGAACTCAGATAAAGATTTGATTTCTAATTCTGAACTCAAGTGTTTATTGTAAGATGTTTTGTATTTAACTACAATTTTTCCATCAGGTACTTCTAATAATAATGTCGGATCAGCTGTAAGTAAAATGTCTATTTCATTCCACATTGATTTTTTTGTAACTTCGCTGAAAAAAAAGACCCTTTCAAGTAAACAACCAAATTTTGATAAAAAGAATAAAGTTGAGGGTTTCGATTTACCAATTTCACTTGATACAATAATTAGATCATTTTTTTCCCTCAGTTCAAAATATAGATCATTCAATATATTGAAAGTTGTCATTTCCGAAGAGGGTGCGTGACCAAACAACTCCATACTATATTCCTCGTACATAAAGCTAAACAATTCTTCATCATTTTTGAAAGTGTAATGTTTTTTGAAATCCAATGAAGTAACTTCAGAAAGTTTTGTGTATTCAAAATTGTTTTCTTTTGACTCTATCAATTCAGTATTACCTGACATGTCAAGTTCAAAAGTTTGACCTAAAAAAACATCTTGTTCTTTATCGATCAAGTGTTTTGTATACAACTGATCAAATTTTGAAAGAGTATCTCTTAGAACACCGTTTACATCAATCCCTATTCTCATCGTATTTTTTTAATATTTTTGAAATTAATGGATTTCTTACCACATCTTTTTCGTTGAATTCAAAAGTTCCGATATCATTGATAAAGTTGAATCTTGTGATTGCATCATAAAGACCTGATTGTTTTTTATCTTTATATCGATCTGTTTGTTCCAAATCTCCCGAAATAAAAAATTTACTGTTAGAACCAATTCTTGTTAATAAAAGTTTCATTTGGTTCGGAGTCGAGTTTTGAGCTTCCTCAAATATTAAAATAGAATTATCTATATTCATACCTCTCATGTATGCCAAAGCAAAAACCTCGATAACTTCAGTTTCTTTGAGTTTTTCTCTAGCTTCCTTACCTATGATTTTATTCAATAAGTAATATGAAGGAAAAATATAGGGGTCTAATTTTTCTTCTAAATTTCCTGGTAATGCTCCTAATTTTTCTTCGGCCTCTACCGCTGGTCTTACTATGATAATTTTTTCATAACCATTGTCGGGTTCCATCAATAAATCGACAGCCGCTTTCATTGCTATGTAACTTTTACCGACACCCGCTGGACCTGAACAAATTGTGATCTGATTTGAAACTAAGATGTTGTAGTATTCTTTTTGGTTTTCTGTAAGAAACTTACTTTTACTTTTTTTCTTAATCACTGAGTTTATCAAATCTTTTCTAGTTTGAGTTTTTAACGGACTAACTTCCGTGGTTTGTGGTTTTCTTCTTTGCATATTTTATTTTACAAATCTTTTAGTGGATTCTTGTTCATAAATCCTTTTTCTCAAACTTGTCGTTGAAAAATCGTGTTCGCGTTTATTATAGATCAATTTGATTCCTCTTTTTTGACATATATTTTTTGCGGTAAATTCTTGGTCTTTATACTCCTCACCAATTATCCTAACATTCAAATCTAAAGACATAAAAATAGTTTTCAAATCTTCTTCCGTACTATAGGGGATAATTTTATCAACATGTTTTACAGCTTCAAGTTGTAAGTATCTTTCGACTATTGATTGGATTGGTTTATTTTTTTCAGGTCTATCTAATGTTGGATCCACTTGAAGTGCGCAAATTAGATAATCACAATATTTTTTACATTCTTCTAACATAATCACATGACCTGTATGAAGAAGATCAAATGTTGAACATGTTATCCCAATTACTTTTTTTTGTTTATCCATTTTTTCTTACAACATTATAATTTTTTTCAAAATACTCAATAGTTTCTTTCAAACCTTCATAAAGTGGTGTGAATTTAAAATTGGGTAGGTAGTGTTTTATTTTTGAATTATCGCTTGGTTTTCTATACTGGCCGTCAGGTTTAGACGAATCAAAAATTACTTCCCCTTTGAAGTTCATCAATTCAACTACAATGTCTACTACTTGTTTGATTGAAACTTCTTCTGAGGTAGATAATATTATTGGTTCATTTTCGTTGTAATTGTGAAGTACCCACTCAGTAAGTTTAGCAACATCTTTACTAAATATGAACTCTCTTAATGGTTTTCCTGATCCCCAAATACTTAAAGGGGTTTTATTTTCTCTTGCTAAATAACATTTATGTATTAAAGAAGGTAGTACATGTCCATTTATAATATCATAATTGTCATTTGGTCCATAAATATTAGAGGGGATTACTGATTTGTAATTTAAACCGTATTGTTCTTTGTATGCTCGAATTTGTATATCGGTCATTCTTTTAGCGTAGGCATAAGCATCGTTGGAAAAATGAGGTGGTCCTAAGTGTATTTTTTTTTCTGTCAATGGGTAATCCACATTGTCAGGAAACACACATGTTGAAAGAAATGCGACCAAATTTTTTACTTTGGAAAGTCTAGCTCCTTCTATTACATTTGTGTTCATCATGATGTTTTGATAAAAAAAATCACCTTTGAAATTCATATTTCCACCAACACCCCCAACTTTGGCTCCACAATGAATTACTGAGTCAAACCCTTTCAACATCAGTCTGTATGTTTGTTGTGTGTCAACCAAATCATACTCCTTGGAAGACGGTTTGAAATAATGATTCCCAATAAATTCAGAACCAACGAGGCCATTTCCTCCCGTAACTAAAATTTTATTTTCCATAATACTCTACCCAATAATTTATCATTTCATCTAACATGGATTCAAATGTATACTTTGGTTCCCAAGATAGTGAGTTTCTCATTTTTGATGAGTCACCTTTAAGATCATGAAGTTCCTCTGGTCTAAAATGTTTTTGATCAACAACTACATAATCTTTGTAATCTAAACCCAACTTAGAAAAGGTATATTTACATAAATCTTTTACTGAGTGAGATACACCAGTCGCACAAACATAATCATCAGGATTATCAGTTTGTAACATCATCCACATCGCCTCAACATAATCCTTTGCGTGTCCCCAATCTCTAGTTGCTTCTAAATTTCCAATATGAAGTTTATCTTGTAGACCAAGTTTTATTCTGACCGCAGCTTTAACAACCTTATTTGTGACAAAGTTAGTACCCCTTCTAGGTGATTCATGATTGAATAATATTCCATTCCATATTTTCATTCCATAAGCATTTCTATAGTTCCTACAAATGTTATAAGAAAAAACTTTAGCACATCCATAAGGGGAAACAGGATTTAAAGGAGTTGTTTCTCTTTGATAGCCGTCATAGTCAATAGAATTACCAAACATTTCAGAAGACGAGGCCTGATATACTTTTGAGTGTGGTGATACCAATCTTACTGCTTCTAGTAAATTTAAAGTTCCCACACCAGTCACATTTGCGGTATATATAGGTTGATCAAAACTGATTCTTACATGTGATTGTGCTGCTAAATTATAAACCTCATCAGGTTGGACTTTATTGAGTATTCTAATTAAAGATGCCATATCAGTTAAGTCGGCATACTCTAAATTTATCAAATTACCATCTCTTAGACTTTCTATCCTTGATGATTGAGTTTCAGAAACAGAATTTCTTTTAACAGTTCCCCATACTTGATAA